AAAGGGGAGTAGTAAGACAAAAAGAGGTCTCCCCTATAAGGGTCGACGGGCGGTACGTAACCCGTTGTTGTGGCTTGCTGTGGTGTGTGGAGTGTTGTTTCCGCACAACAGTCGTGTTGGCCGTGTGGGTTGTCAAGGCTCGGTCTGCTCTTCTTCAGTCAGATCCGCTGTCTCGCTGTAGTACCCGTTGCTGGTGCCGTACCAGCGGATCTGTACGTGGCCCTTGCGCGTCGCGAAGTTGTAGTACGTCCAGGTGCAGGATTCCTGACTGCTGTAGTCGTCTTCCTTTTCTTCTTCGGGGTTGGCCGGGGGCAGGTGCACCGCGTGATTGTTGGTCACCTCTTCCGCCTGGATGAGCGGGAGTCCGATCAGGTCTTGCAGGTCGCCGACCACATCTTCGATGTACACGGACTCGCAGCAGTCCTGCTTGTGTTCCATGCGCATGATGCGTCCGTCGTCCAGCCAGAACCTGATCAGATCGTCGCCGCGTTCTAGCCGGAGGATGGTGCGTCCGATGAGGGAGTCGTAGGTGGCCATGGGCTGTCTCGCACGATGATGGTGAGTGACACTGCAGCGTCGCCCTCATCGCTCATCACAGAGTGCGCTCGCTCAGCGAGTATTTCTGCCTGCTCTTGTGAGCAGCGGCCGCTGACACAGATGGTCAGGCTGGGCATTAGTAGGCTCCGTCGGTGGGTTGAAACACGGTGAAACCGCGAGAACGCCACATCTGCACGCAACGGTCGCGATCTTCGAAGACGATTACGTCGTTGAACAATCCTTTGGGCAGCCAGCTTGTGCGTTCTGCCTTCACGATGTAGTCAGCGCGGTGATCGTCGTCCTTGCGCATGAGCAGCTTGTCGAACGTCAGGTTTCTGCTGAGATCAGCGCTGTACGGCCCCCAACTGCAGTAGCGTTCCAGCCAGTCCATGGTGACGTCGCGATAGCGTTCGGGACGGCCGGTGACGACGTACGCGTTCGGGCTGTGCTGTGCGTAGAACGCGTTGATCATCTCGATGACCGGGTAGATGGGCTCATCGTCGCCCATCTGTTCGTAGAACGCGTTCCAGTCTTTGGGTGTCTTTTGGATGTGATGCAGGCGGTGCTCTGCGTTAGCCACCGTCCCATCGATGTCAATGATCAGGGTGTACATGATTAGGTCCCATGGTGGTCCTGGTCGTAGTGAATTCGGCCTGGGTTGCCCCAGGCCGAATGAGTGGTAGTGGCCGGTTTCTGGTTCGGGCACCGGCCGGCCCGTACGTCTAGCTCGGGATGTCGTCGGCCATGTCCGCAATGCCGGACTCGGTCGACTCGATCTTGCTGGGCTTGTACGCCCCGCCGAGCTTGGTCAGCGTCGCCGCCATGGCCACGGTGCTGTCACCGCGGGTGGTGAACGGGTGCGCCGTCATGAAGGCCGCTACGATGCTCTTGGCGTGTTCGGCGTCCTTCATTTGCTCTTCCTGCAGCGTTTTCCAGTCGCTGCCGGGCCGGGCGGTGATGACCTGGTTGAACGCCTTTTCGATGGCGACGCCCAGGTTGTTGTTCACCTTGTCGATCACGATCTCCCGTTCGGCCAGGTCGAGGGCCATCCAGTCGTCTTCGTCGTACTGGCCGCTTTCCAGGCTGTCAGCTTCCGCCAGGATGTCCTGGTAGATGGACATCAGTTGGCGTTGCTGGCGCTGGGCTTCCTGCCGTGCAGCCTGTTCACCGGCTTCGGCCGTGCGCTTGAATGCGACGGCTTCGTTCCGGGCCGCCTGGAGTGCGGCTTCGGTCGGCTTGCCCGACCGTTCGACGAGGCCCTGCAGTGCGAGCTCGATCCCCATCGGGTACCGACGGAGTTCCTTGACGTCCACGCCCGGGGGGCGGCGGAACAGGATGATCTTCGGGTCAGGCAGGTCGGTGAAGGCTGCCATGCGGTCGTACGCCCAGAGGCGCAGACCGTTCAGGATCTCGGCCGCTTGCAAGTGCGACATGCGGACGTCAAAGCCGGAGGCGTGCGTCAGGTAGTCCTTCAGCTCCGTGCCGCGCTCGGCCTCGTCCTGAGCGTTGCGCTCGTCGAGGGTTTTGCCTTCCGACAGGTTGCGGAAGTAGTCGCGGTCCTTGTCCGCCAGTTTGCCGGCGTCGCGCATGATGCAGTGCCACTGCAGGTGCGTGACGATGCGGCCGGTGAGGGCGTTCATCAGCTTGGTGTACAGGATGCTCGCCGAGCCCGAAGTGATGTTTTCCTGCGCTTCGATGAAGCTCAGGAAGTTCGGGGTCACCGGGTTGCTGACTTCCGGCGCCGAGTCGGCTTTGGCCGTTTCGAAGTTCATCGATCCAGCCGGCAGGATGTGCGTGCGTTTCTGGTTCATGACAGGTCCTCGATGTTCAAGGTGTATGCAATAAGGATGTACACGTCGTCGGGGTGCAAGCCCTCGTCGGTGAATTGCTTCTTGTGTTCCTCCAGAAATGCGCACCGTTCTTCCGGTGTGCAGAGTTCGAGCGGGACGGGATTGCCCTGCTCGTCATAGCCCGTGGGTGTGTCAGGTTCCATAGGCTTCTCCAGTACGGGCCTGGCGGTATGCCAAGCCCGTAGTTGAGATCCGTTGCGCGCCATCAGGCGCGCAGGAACATGTCCATCATCAAGCGCTGCACGTCGATGATGTGCACGGGCAGTGCGGAGCCGCCCTTCGCCTTGCTGAAGCACTTGGCGAATTTGTCGACGTCTCCGTTGACCATGTGGATGTTGAGCACGTTGTGCCCTTTGAGGTCGTGAAGAGCGCCCTTGTACTGCAGCTTGTTGCCGTTGGCCTTCTTCGGTTTTTCGAACTTGGCCCAGTAGGCCTTGTTGCGCTTGGTGTACTTCTTGGTACTGGTGGTGGCGGTCGCTTTGACGCTGACCCTGAGAGTGCGAGGCATGTGTGATCTCCGATCTGAGATTAGAGGGGTTTGGGTGTGGGGTAGTGCTCCTGGTAGTGCGATGTGGTCTCCACCCGGTAGACCTTGTACTCCTTGGTGGACAAACCGCGCAGCACAGGCCAGAGGAAAGCCAGGATGTACGAATCTTGGCGTGGGCTGCAAGGTACGAGTTGGCCGTCTCCCCGTTGGGAGACAGCAACGTAGATGTCCCCGTCCGGTAGAGCGGGGTCTTGGAAGGCGGGATGTGTGCTCATTTACGTTTCTCCTTCCTGTCGCGGTACATGAAAAGCAGTGCCGCCATCAGTCCTTCGACGACGTGCACTGCGATCACGAGCATGATGGGTGGGTTCATGCGTATTGTGCCCAGTTGGCCATGTGGCCTGGGTAGTACACGCCGTTGCGTGTGTACCCGACGGCCCATCGCATGAGGCTGGTGAGGGCGCTGAGCATCAGGCCGGCTACGGCAGCGGCCATGACGCCTGAGAATGTGCCCCAATGGAGCACGTAGGCGACAACTGAGCCTGTGATATCAACGGCCAGTGGGTAGCCCAGCATTTTCAGCAGGGTCTTGCGTTTCATCTTGGCGACGATGAATACGAAGCCCAGCAGGATGATGATTCCGGATTCGATGATCATCAGACTCTCCGAGTGAGTTCAGTGGATTTGATGCCCGAGTTGTCCTTGGGCATGTTCAGTGCGCAGAGCTTGGCGATGCCCTGCATCGTGTAGTCGTATCCGCGGATGGAGGCGTGTGCGATTTCCAGCCGCTGGGTGAGTTGGGCGATGTTGGCATTGAGGGTCTTGTTCGTGTCCAGTTGCTTGGCCACGATGGCGCGCAGGGATTCCAGTGCGCCTTGAGTGCCCGTTAGGGTGGCACGGGTGGCATTGAGCTCAGCCCGTGTGTCTTCAAGAATGCGTTCCTGAAGTTCATATTCGGTGCGAGAGACGAATGGCAGTTTGACGTTTTTCATGGTTGGTCCCGAGTTTGTTGAGTTGAGTTGATGTCCCATAGTTGCCCTGGCGCTGGTTTGGGTGGGGGCCGTAGCCCCCTCCCTGCAGTGCGCTACTGCTTCGCAGCGGCGTAGGCCGCTTCTTTCTGCGCCGGGTCGATCCCGATGCAGTGTTTGAGGTAGGCGATCCGTGCGGGGAACGCCTCGATGGTGCGGAGCTTCGCCACGACGCGGGCGAACTTGTCCGCATCCCAGCGCTTGTACGTGGGAGCGGGGGTCGGAGCCGGCGTGGCCGGCGGGGTGGGCGCCTTGGCGGCAGCGAGGACTGCGTCGAGGCGTGCGCCGAAGTCGGCGAGTGCGACGCGCTGGGTTTCGCACAGGGTGAGGGCGGCGTCGATCTTGGCGAGGAGGGCGGCAGTTTCAGACTTGGTCATGGTGTTGCTCCTAAATGTGAGACGGATTGGAACGGAGGGGGACTTCTAGTACGACACGTGATGCGCAGCGCGAATGGACTCGGCGACTGTGCGGATGGCCTTGCGGGCCGTGGGGATATGCGTCGGGTCGAGTCCGCGGTCGCGGAGCTCAAGGACGCCGAGCAAGTGGCAGAAGGCCAGTACGAAGCCAACTACGATAGCGAGCCAGCCAACGCCGAGCAGCCCGAAGGTGATGCTGAGGTAGGCGTTGAACGCAAGCCAGCCGTGGACGACGTCCACGAAGATCTGGATAGCGGACTCGGTGGAGGTGGCGACCGGGGCGCTCGAAGCGCGCAGAAAGCGGATGTTGTCCATCGAAGCTCCTAGGGTTGCGGGCTGCGCGGGATGCTCAGCCACGCAGGAGCTTTCCGTTGCGCGCCTTCAGGCGCGCGGGGCCACGAAGCTGAGAGCCTCGAACTCGGGACGGGGTGGGACTCCGAATCCGAAGTGGGGTGCCCGGTTCGGAGGTAGTGGGGGAGTGGAGTTGAGGCGAACAAAGACCAATTTCTATGGCCGCGGAGTACTGTACCTTTATGGCATGGGCAGTTCTGTTGCACGCACAGACCCTTGATTTGTAGGACAATCGCGCCTCATGGGTCGATCAGTCATCATCCCCGACAAAACGTACAGCGCGCCGCTCACTGCTCAGCAGAAGAAGCTCGCCACGTACGTCGGCCGCGGCATGAACTGGGGACAAGCTGCGCTAAAAGCCGGCTACGCCAGCGAACAGACGGCCTACACCCTCAACAAGGACCCCCGCGTGCTTGCACTCGTCGCTGAAGAGCAGAAGAAGCACGAAGCCGTCGTGAACATGTCCCGCGAGAAGGTCATGAACGGCTTCCTGGAGGCAGTGGAAATCGCCCGGCTACAGGCCGAGCCGGCCACGATGGTCAAGGCATGGTCCGAAGTGGCCCGGATGTGCGGCTACTACGCCCCGGAGACGCGCAAGATCGACATCTCCATCTCGGCCAAGCGCCTGGTCGACAAGTTCGAGACCATGAGTGACGAGGAGCTGCTCAAGTATGCCGAAAAAGACATCATCGACGTCGAAGCGAAGCTCCTCGAAGCGCCCGAAAGTGAAGCTGCGGGACCTGCCGCAGAGTAAAAACTGCGTCGTCTGCAGCACGGAATTCGTTCGAAAGCCCTATCACACGGTCGAAAAGTGGGAAAAAGCGCAATTTTGCTCGCCAAAGTGCCGTGGAGAGCACACCAAGGCGCAAAACGCGAGGCCAGAGCCACGAAACTGCCCCAACTGCGGCCAGGAGTTCACTCCGAACCCCAAACTGCGCCTGAAAGACCAGCACGCAGCGCGATTTTGCTCACGCGAGTGCCACCAAACGTACGTTCCACCCCCTGAAGAGAAGGCCGCGACGAACGAGAAGAAGCGCGCGGCCTCACTCCAGACCAGAAACGCCTACGGCCTCCCTCCGGAGGCCATGCACGACCCGAAATTCGCCGTCGTAGTCAGTGAGATGGCCTCGCGCGTGCTCGCGCGGCGCTCACTGCTGCAGTTCACGAAGAAAACGCACCCCAGCTACCAGGCCGGCTGGGTCCACGACGACATCTGCAGGCGCCTGCAGCGCTTTTCACAGCAGGTGCGCGAGCGCAAGAGCCCGCGGCTCATGCTGCTCATGCCTCCGCGGCACGGGAAGAGCGAACTGGCGTCCATCCGCTTCCCGGCGTGGCACCTGGGGCATGCTCCGCAGCACGAGATCATCAACGTCGGGTACAACCTCGACCTCCCCATGCGCTTTTCGCGTAAGGTGAGGGAGATCCTGCGCGATCCGATCTACCGGGCCATGTTCCCGAACACGATTCTCGATCCGGACAGCCAGGGCGCGGAAGCGTGGAACACCACCATGGGTGGCGGCTTCCAGGCGGCCGGCGTAGGTGGCGGTATCACGGGGAAGGGCGCTCACATCCTCCTGGTGGACGACCCGATCAAGAACATGCAGGAGGCCGACTCTGCTGTCATTCGGGACACGCTATGGGACTGGTACCTCTCTACCGCCTACACGCGCTTGGCGCCTGGTGGTGGCGTACTCGTGATCGAGACCTGGTGGAACGACGACGATTTGGCTGGGAGGATCCAGCGGGCCATGGAGTCGGACCCGGAGGCAGACCAGTTCGAGATGGTCAAGTACCCAGCCCTGGCGGAGACGTTCGAGTACCGGCACAAGGAAAGCCTGGAGATCATTCGCCTACCTGAGGCGGTGTCGCCCGGGGAGGAGTACGAGCTCCTGCGCGAGCCGGACCAGGCCCTGCACTCGGACCGGTACGACGAGGTTGCGCTGCGGCGCATCCGGGCCAACCAGGAGCCTCGCATCTGGTCTGCGCTGTACCAACAAAACCCTATTCCCGACGAGGGCTTGTATTTCAAGCGCGAATACTTCCGTTCTGCGGCGACCATGCCTGAGGCAGTGGGCCTGAACATCTACACCGCCTGGGACTTCGCCATTGGGCAGAAGCAGCAGAACGACTACACGGTGGGCGTGACGATCATCCAGGACCACGACGACCACCTGTACGTCGCGGACGTGGTCCGGTTCAAGGGCGACAGCTTCACCATCGTCGAGAGCATGCTCGACACGGCGTCGCGGTGGTCAACACTGCGCGGCAACTCGTATGTGATCGGCGCAGAGGACGGACAGATCTGGAAATCCATCGAACCTCTCCTGCGAAAACGCATGCAGGAGCGCAAGATTTTCCCGCCGTATGAGATACTTAGGCCGCTTTCGGACAAGATGGCACGCGCTCGTGCGTTGCAAGGCCGCATGCAGCAAGGCCGTGTCTTCTTTCCGGAGAAAGCGCCATGGCGGGCCGACACTGAGCACGAGCTGCTGCGGTTCCCGGGCGGTGTGCACGACGACATTGTGGACGCTATGGCATGGGCAGTGAACCTGGTGGTGGGCAAGGCGGCGCCGCGGAAACCCGAACAGAAACCCATGAAGTCCTGGAAAGACCAGTTGGACGGGCTGGTGCGTATCGGTGGCCTGGCCAGCCATATGACGGCCTGACAGACATGGCCGCGTCCGCGCGCTGCAGGCTGTTTGGTCACGATTTGATAGCGCACATGGCCCCAGAACCGGCCGGAACGGCCCTGGAAGCCTTCTGTTTGGAGTGCGGGGCCCGGAGACGCGACCGGGACGTTTCGTAACTTCGTAACTCTATCCCTTGTAAGCCTTTGATTTATATAGAGTTAAGAAGTTACGAAATATGAGTACGTAAGAAGGTATAGAAATAGGCCGTAAGGGTAAAAAAGAGGGTCCTTGTAGTAGAGGTGGATCGACATGATCGTAACGGTGAGCAATGGGGTGCTGTGACGACGGCCCGAAGGGCTGGCAGAAAGCGGTTGCGTCCGAGGAGCTGTGCTTCCGGTTCGTCCGCGTGCACGTCCTTACCTACATGGACGACGAAGTCATACCCCCGGGCGACTACGTCGTGCGGTGCCCAGCGCTGGATCTTGCCTTCCGCGTCAAGTCCGAGGACTTCGAGAAGTACTTCGAGCCGCTGATGCAGGAGCAGGCGTGATGGCGAAGTTGGTCTCTCAGATGACGCCGGAAGAACACGAAGCGCACAAAGCCCGCAAGCGAGAGCAAGCGCGCGCTATGCGGGCAACCCCCGAGGGGCGGGCTCGCGCCAACGCCAACGCTGTGAGCTGGTATAGGCGAAACCCCGACAAGGCGCGAGCTTCTTTGAGGGCCTCACGAAAAAAGAACCGCGAGAAGCGCAAAGCGTACCTGGACGCTAATCGGGAGCGCAACCGCGCGTATCAGTGCGACTACTACCGTCAAGTCACGAGAAAAAACAAGCCTCGTTCTCCGTTACGGCGCCCCCTGTCTCGCGAAACTCGGGCGCTTTTGGAGCGCGCACGCCGCGCGAACAATTGGGCTCGACGCAAAGCGACAAAGCTGCGCGCTTGTCCGACGTGGGTGGATCGCGACCAGCTTCGCGGGATATACGTCGCAGCGCAGATACTTCGCGCCCAAGGCCACGACGTCCACGTCGACCACATCATCCCGTTGCGCGGCGAAACCGTGTCCGGGCTGCACGTTCCGTGGAACCTGCAGATCCTTCCAGCCAGAGAGAACTTGAGAAAGGGGAACCGTCATGCCGATTGACGTTGGTAAGGCCGGCGACACCTGGCTGCGCTATCAGTACCTCCGTGACAACGGTCACACCGACTACGTCAACAAGGCGAAGAAGTGCGAAGACTTCTTTGCCGGTCTCCAGTGGGACCCGAGCGACCTCGCCCTGCTGAAGGCAGTGCGGCGCCCTGCGTTGACCATCAACAAGATCATCTCGACCATCGCCAACGTGATGGGTGAGCAGATCTACAACCGCACCGACATCGCCTTCCGCCCGCGCAACGAGGGCGCCACTCAGGCCGTCGCAGACGCCCTGACGAAGGTGTTCATGCAGATCAGCGACAACAACCAGCTGGAGTGGACGCGCAGTGACGTGTTTGCGGACGGAATTATTACGTCCCGGGGCTTCTACGACGCGCGGCTACGATTCACTGACAGCCTGTTCGGCGAGGTGCAGGTCAGCCAGCTGAACCCGAAGAACGTCCTCATCGACTGCGACGCAGACGAGTACGACCCGGACAAGTGGAACGACGTGCTGGTCACCCGGTGGATGTCCCCGGACACCATCGCGCTGCTGTACAGCAAGGACGACGCGGAGAACCTCAAGGCCTCCGACCACTCGTTCTGGCCGTACAACTATGACGCGGTGGACCGGGACAGGGACCGGTTCGGCACTCAGCTTGCTGCGCCGTTCGGCGGGTCCGTTCACGAGATGCAGCACCTGATGCGCTTCGTGCGTGTCGTTGAGCGCCAGCACAAGACACTCGACGTGGTCGAGCATTTCGCGAGCGTGCGCCTGGGCGACATGCGCCCCGTGCCTTCCTCGTGGGAGAGGGATCGCATTGCGGCCTATTTGGCGACCAACCCTGAGCTCGTCGTCATCAAGAAGCGCGTTCCGCGCATCCGCTGGACCGTCGTCGCCGACAAGTACGTGCTGCACGACGACTGGTCGCCGTACAAGCGCTTTACCGTCGTGCCCTTCTTCCCGTTCTTCCGGCGCGGCAAGACAGTCGGGCTGGTCGAGAACCTCATCGGCCCGCAGGAGCTGCTCAACAAGTCGTCCAGTCAGGAACTGCACGTCATCAACACGACGGCGAACAGCGGCTGGAAGCTGAAGGCCGGCTCGCTGACGAACATGACGACTGGCGAGCTCGAAGCGCGCGGCGCGGAGACCGGCCTCGTCATCGAGCTGCAGGACGTCAAGGACGCGGAGAAGATCCAGCCCAACCAGATCCCCACCGGCCTCGACCGCATCACGTTCAAGGCCGAGGAGCACATCAAGACCATCTCCGGCATCTCGGACTACCGCACGGGCAGCGCTCGCGAGGACGTGTCGGCCAAGGCCATCGGCAAGAACCAGGCCGCGGCCAGCGCCAACACCGCGAAGGTGATGGACAACCTGCAGCGCACCGACGCGCTGCTCGCGCGACACATCCTGGACATGGTCCAGGAGTACTACACCGAAGAGCGCGTGGTGAACATCGTCACCGACAAGCTGCTCAACACGACCGAGCAGCTCACCGTGAACCAGGTCGGCCCCGAGGGGGCCATCGTCAACGACCTGACTCTTGGCGAGTACGTGGTCGTCGTCACGGCGCAGCCCGAGCGCGACACCTTCGAGGACACACAGTTCGACCACGCCATTGCCCTGCGCAAGGAAGGCGTGCAGCTGCCAGACAAGTACATCATCAAGTCGTCGAAGCTTCGCGACAAGGGCGAGATCGTGCAGGCCATGGAAGCGGCCGAGCAGGATCCCATCGCGCAGGAGCAGAAGCAGCTTGCCCTGGAGATGCAGAAAGGCGAGGTCCGCAAGGTCCACGCCGACGCATCGGCGAAGGAAGCAGACGCCGCGAAGAAGGTGGCAGAGGCTCAGAAGGACGCTGCTACCGACCAGAATGCCGAGTTCGTAGCCAAGATGCAGGAGCTCCAGCAGGAGTTCGAGCTCAAGAAGCGCGAGCTTGAGTTCAACATGCAACTCGAAACGATGAAGGCTCAGCAGGAGCTGGAGATCGAGCGCATGAAGGCAGAGACCAAGTTGCAGATCGAGCGGGAGATGGCCGAGCAGAAGAAAGCTCTGGTCGACGCTCAGGTCACCGCAACGCACGCACAGGCAGCAGCCACCATCAAGACGGCCGACGCAAAGGCCGAGGCGATGAAGGCGGCTCCTGCATCCGCCGCTGCCAGCGGCTCGGGAAGCTCCGCCGACACGGGGGCAAAGCCTAAGAAAGGTGCTAAATGACCACAGCAGCAGATCGTGGAGACGAGTTCGACCTGCCCACTGACGACACGGCCGCGGCAGCGGCGCCCGTGAAGGAAGAGGAAGGGAAGGCTCCTGAGAAGGAAGTCGCCAAGGCCGACGTCGACGCGACTGACAAGACCGACGCCGAGGGCGGCGAAGAGAAGGCTGAGAAGCGCATCCCGAAGAACCCGGTTCCGAAGGAGCGGCTCGACCAGGAGATCGCCAAGCGGCGCGCCGCTGAGCAGCGCGCGGCGGAGCGGATCCAGGAGCTTGAGCGGCAGATCCAGGACCAGCGGCGCTCGGCAGACGTCGAAGCGCTTGAGTCGGAGATCACCAAGCTCGACGAGCAGTACGACGACGCCATCGCCGACGGCGAGAAGACCCGGGCGAAGGAGATCCGCGCCAAGATCCGCGAGCTTGAGCGGAAAGTGACGCGCGCCGAGTCTGCTCAACAGGCCCTGCACGCGAAAACGGCAGCTGTGGCCGAGCTGAAGTACGACATGGCTCTGTCGCAGATCGAGATGGACTATCCGGAGCTCAACCCGGACGACGACACCAACTTCGACGCCGACCGGGCGCAGGAGGTGGCCGATCTCATCGACGCACTGAAGCGGAAGGGCAACTCACCAGATGCCGCTCTGCGCAAGGCGGTCAAGTACGTGATGGGTCCGCCCAAGCGTACGCAGGAGGCGGCGGACAAGGCCGACCGGGACATCGAGCGCGACGGTCTGCGCCGGCAGCGCGAGGAAGAGGCCCGGAAGAAGGTCGCCGACGCGGCCAAGCGCACCCCGGCCAGTACTACTGAAGCCGGTACTGACCACGATAAGGTTGGTTCCGGCACCGGTATGCCGTCCGCGGCGGACATCGCCCGCATGCGCCACGAGCAGTTCGTCAAGCTGGACGAGGCGGCTCTGCGGCGCGCCCGGGGAGACGACCTGTGATGGACGACCGGCAGTTCACTCCGGAGGAGTTCGCCATCTGGCTACACGGCTACTCCTCGGCGAAGCCCGAGATCCTGGACGAGCAGACGCGGAGCGCGCTACACGGCGTGATTGCGTTCCTCACGGGTCGAAAGCTTCGGGGGATGAGCGAGCGCGCGGCGCTGGAAGGGCTGAAGGCGGGAAAAATCGCCAACTGGCCCCCCGCGCAGCCGTCCCCTACGTACGTTGGGTCCCCCACGTGGGTTACTGACAACACCGCAGCCCCCATCGGGATGGCGCAGACAGTCACCTCTCCCTGATGCGCTGTGTTCCGGTCAAACTGTCTCCTGTGGGCAATAAGACAACGCGTGCGGTACGGCGGGCGGCTTCATTTCAAGCGTTCGCCGCACCACCGCCTCATCTTTCGCACCCTTTGGGAGTCCAAGGACGGCCGGTTCTGGTATTACGGCCCGCTTTTTCCTCGTAGGGACTGGCGGGCCGTCTATCACAAGATCTGGTTCCACGGCGAAGTGCGCGAAGCGACCCCCGAAGGGAAGCACAAACCACGTCGCCGCTTGCCCGTCTCCAAGTGATTGATTTATCATTCGGATTGTCGGATGTCCGCCCCGACAGCGCGGACCGAGTACCGACCTCGTCAAAGTCGACCGCAGCACGCGATCCCAGCGGCGTACGCAGGGGCTTTGGTTGACTTTTCCTTTCCTTTGACGAGGTGGCCTCATGGCACTTACCAACTTTGCGGCTCTGACGGACGAACAGAAGACCGTCTGGTCGATGGACCTGTGGAAGCAGGCCCGCAACTACAGCTTCGTGAACAAGTTCCTGTCGAAAGGCACGAACAGCATCATCACGCACGTTGACGAGCTGACGAAAACCGAGAAAGGCGCTCGCGCCGTCCTCACGCTGCTGAACGACCTGGTTGGCGACGGTGTCGCGGGTGACCGCACGCTGGAAGGCAACGAGGAAGCGCTGAAGACCTCGGATCAAGTGATCCGGATCGACCAGATCCGTCACGCCAACCGGCACGAAGGCCGCATGGCCGACCAGAAGTCGGTGGTCCGCTTCCGCGAGAACTCGCGCGACATGCTGGCCTACTGGCTTGCCGACCGGATTGACCAGATGGCGTTCCTGACGCTGTCCGGCCAGTCGTACACCCTGAAGCCCAACGGCGCCACCCGCGTCGGTTCGGACTTCCCGTTCCTGGAGTTCGCTGCCGACGTGTCGGCCCCGAGCACCCAGCGGGTCGTTCGTTGGGACAAGACCAACGGTCTCGTCACCTCGGGCGCTGCGACCAGCGACGTTGCCACGGAGGACACCCCGACGTGGAAGCTGTTCGTGGATCTGAAAGCCTACGCCAAGGATCAGTACATCCGCGGTGTCCAGGACGGCGACGGAGAGGAGACGTTCCACGTCTTCATGACGCCGCAGGCCATGGCCAGGCTGAAGCTCGACGACACGTTCATGCAGAACGTCCGGCACGCCATGGAGCGCGGCAGCAAGAACCCGCTCTTCACGGGCAGCACCGTCAAGCTGGATGGGATGTACTTCCACGAGTTCCGCCACGTGTTCAACACGGCTGGTACGGCGACGAAGTGGGGTAACGGCAATGCTGTCGAGGGTTGCCAGATCCTGTTCTGCGGTGCGCAGGCGCTCGGCATGGCCGACATCGGTGCCCCGATCTGGGTCGAGGAAGGTTTCGACTACGAGAACCAGCAGGGCATTTCGGTGGCGAAGATCCTCGGCTTCCTGAAGCCGAAGTTCAACTCCATCTACAGCGGGAACACCACGCAGGACTTCGGCGTGATCTCCTGCTACGCTGCGCAGTAAGGCAGCGGGTACCCCTTTGATCAGGAGATCGCAATGGCCAAACTGAAAGCAACCCGCACCGCTCAGCCTGTCATGCTGGCTGAGTTCACCTGGAACTTCAACGACACCATGGTCAACACGGTCGGCAACACCGTGGACTTCGGTGCGGTGAACCTGGGTGGGGCCGCTGGCAAATTCGACGTCATCAACCTCCCGGTTGGTGCCGTCGTTGTCGGTGGCTCGCTGACCGTCGAGACGGCGTTCGACACCGCCGGCTATGACGTGACCGTCGGCGATTCCGGCTCGGAAAACCGGTACCTGACGTCGACCGACGTCAAGAGCACCGGCCAGACCGCGCTGGTTCCGACCGGCTATCACGGCACGGGTCAGAACATCCGCATCACGATGTCGTCCGACGACGCTTGCACGACCGGCAAAGCAACGCTGCGCGTGGAGTACGTCATCGACGGCCGCGCGACGGAAGTCAACCCGGTCTAATCGACCGGCCTGAATCCGGGGGCCTAGGCCCCCGGATTCGCATCTGCCCTACCACTCTGGAGAAAAACCATGCCCATGATGGTCCTGCGTCGCACCTACCACTTGCTCACTACGAAGGGCCACTCGGCCTACTTCAAGGCGGGTGTCCCGACGCACGTGTCACCTGCAATCGTCGCCGAGGCAATCGCCATCGGCGCAGAACTGGCCCCCGGAGAAGCGCCGGTGGACATCACCCCGCATGTGCCCGCTGGCCCGAACTCCGGTCCGGCCGACGCCATGGCCCGGGAACAAGACATCCTCGAAGCGATCAACCTGTTGGTCGCCGAGAACCACCGCGAGACGTTCGCCGCCTCCGGCATCCCCAAGACCACCGCGATTGAGAAGATCGTGGAGTACAAGGTCGACAAGCGCGAAGTGCAGACCGTGTGGACGCGGCGCGCCGAGCGCATCGCCTCCGGTGAGCTCGACTCGCTTGGACATCCTGTTGTGGGTGCGTGATGGACTCCACCAGCCTGTACGACCGCTTCCGGTCTGAGGTGTACGACTCGAAGGAGCCGTACCTCTGGACTGACGACGAGGTGTTCCAGTACATGGACGCCGCGCAGAAGACGCTCGTACGGGCCACCGGTGGTATCGCCGACTCGACGTCCGACATGACCAAGATCTCGGTCGTCGCCGGCGAGCCGTGGGTCACGCTCGATTCGAAGGTGCTGACGATCCGCAGGGCGCAGCTGGAGTCATCTGGCCGCGTCCTGACCCTTCTCAACCACGAGAACCTGGATTCGTTCGTCGACACGTACGACTATGGGCTGCAGCGCGGCCCGCGCATCACGAACGAGACCGGCCCGGTCCGCTACATGGTTCTGAACATGGACCAGGACAAAGTCCGGCTCATCGCTGTGCCGGCCGAAGCCGACACGATCCAGCTGACCGTGTACCGCCTTCCGCTGACGTCCATCCTGGGCATCGGCCAAGCGTTCGAAGTGCCTGAACAGCACCACGAGCACCTGCTGGTCGGCATGAAAGCGCTGGCCTACCGCAAGCAGGACGCGGAGACCCGCAACGACAAGGCGGCGATGATGAACGAGGCGGCCTTCACCGCCTACTGTCAGCAGGTGCGCCGCGAGCGCGAGCGCCGCGAGCACAAGCCCCGCACGATTGCGTATGGAGGCCTCTGATGAAGATGCTGAACGAGAAGAAGCCGTTCTGGACCAGGTGGCGTGACGCCATCACGGGTCTGTTCGTCAAGAAGACTGACGCGCTTGGCAACCCGACGACTACGGTCGGCGAGACGGTCAAGCGCAAGCCCCGCGCCAAGAAGGTGAGCTGATGCCAGCAGCGCCGATCAACCTGGAGGTTCTGCAGGGCGCCACGTTCAGGTACCCCCTGACGTGGTACTCGGGCAAGGTGATGAAGCCGATCACGGACATCTCGTCCGCGGCCCCGGCCGTCGTCACTGCGGCCGGCCACGGCCTGCCGGCCAACCCGATCCCGGTCACGATCACGAACGTGAAGGGCCTGCGGCTTCCGGCCACGTCGATCCGCGCGACGCGCATTGACGTGTCGACGTTCAACATCGATCTCGACACGACCGGCCTTGGCACGTACCGCAGCGGCGGCACGCTCACGTACCACGCGCCGGTGAACCTGGCCGGCTACACAGCTCTCATGCAGATTCGGCCTCAACTGTCCTCGCCGGACACCGACATCATCCTGGAGCTGGACGAGAGCAGCGGAATTACCCTTGGCGGATCAGAGGGTTCCGTGCTCATCGAGATCGATGCCGCGACCACGGCTACGTTAAACTTCGCCTCAGCGGTATATGACCTGGAGCTCGTCTCCCCCACTGGCGTGGTCACGCGCCTGATGGAGGGGAAAGTCACGCTCCGGAAGGAAGTCACACGGTAAGGAGCGGCCATGGCCAACAACGCGACCAACTATCTCGAAAACGAGATCATCAAGCACATCTTCCGCACCGACACGTTCACGAAGCCGACGGTGCTGGCGGTTGCGCTGTTCACGGCCGTGGCCGACGCAGAAGCTGGTACGGTGACCGAGGTCACTGGTGGTTCGTACGCGCGTGTCGAGGCCAACCCGCTGGACGCCACCTGGGCCGCCCCCGCCGGCGGCAACGGCCAGACGTCGAACTCGGCTGAGATCACTTTCCCCGCGCCCACGGCGGACTGGGGCACTGTGACCCACATCGGCATCTACGACGCGGCCACGAACGGCAACCTGCTGATCGTCGCGCCGCTGACCACGCCGCGCGAGATCCTGAACGGTGACGGCGCTCCCAGCTTCGCTATTGGGCAGCTGACGTTCACGATCAGCTAAGGAGGGGGCCATGCCTGTCCTCCTCGCAGATCGCGTCCAGGAGACGACGACCAGCACTGGCACGGGCAATCTGACCCTGGCCGGCGCGGCGTCGGGATACCGTTCGTTCTACGCCACCTTTGGTGCGTCGCAGGACTTCTACTACGTCATCGCCGGCGGCTCCGCCTGGGAGTGCGGCATCGGCCAGATCTCCGGCACGGACGTGCTCGTACGCGGCACGATCAAGTCGTCCAGCAACGGCGGCAGCGCCGTCGACTGGGCGGCCGGTACGAAGACCGTGTTCTGCTCCCCCATCGCCTTCCTGTGGGGCGGTGTGTGGGACCGGAATCACTTGGTCGCGCCGGTCTCGCTGTCCGACGGTGCCAGCATCGCGGTCAACGCGGCGCTGAGCAACAACTTCAAGGTGACGCTGGGCGGCAACCGCACCCTGGCGAACCCGACGAACCTCGCCGACGGCATGGTGCTGAACTTCGTCCTCAAGCAGGACGGTACCGGTAATCGCACGTTGGCGTTCGATACGAAGTACGACTTCGGCGAGGCCGGCACGCCCACGCTCAGCACGGGCGCGAGCAAGATCGACTTCGTGTCCTGCTACTACGACAGTGCAGCTGACAAGCTGCTCTGCTCGTTCCGGAAGAGTGCGTAATGTGGGCACTGGCACCTTCACTGCTTGCTGGCGGAGAGCTGATAGGGCCTGACTACCCGGCCCTCGTCATGACCAGTCAGCCGCAGCAATACTGGCGGCTGAACGACGGCAGTATGTCTGCCGCGCACAACATGGTGGCGGGCGGCACGAACGGCTCGTACCAGGCCGCGCCGAACACTCGTTGCTTTCCTACTGGCGGTCCCGTCGCTAACGGCGGGTACATGATCACCGACGCCGCCGTTAATCAGACCGGCTGCGCCACTACTCTCGCGACCGACTACACGGCCGAGTGCACCATCGAGTGCTTCTTCTACGCTGATGTATCGCAGCCTGACGGTGGTGGGACTATCGTCGGCAAGCGGAAGTACTACGCCAACTCCACGAACGACTTTCCCATAATGCTCACGTGGGACGCCGCGAATACCCGCGTTCAGATGATTCTGTCGTCTGGCAACGACTACAACTCTGACGCGACGCTCAATTCCGGGACGTTAGCTACTGGTGTGTGGTACCACGCCGCGGCTGTGTATCGCGCCAGCGGTTTGTGCGAGCTATACATCAACGGCACTCAGGTCGCGCAGACTACGATCAACTTCACGATCAGTTCTTCCTCTCCGGTTACGTGGCGTATCGGCCACTCGGAAGAGTACAGCGGCGGTGTCGGTGGATCGAGCTTCGCTGGGCGCATAGCTGAGGTAGCGCTGTACAACCGTGCGTTGCCCGGCGTAGAGTTCGTGCGCCACTTGGGCGGAAAGCCTAAGAAGGATGCATACCGCAAGAAGGTCGTTTCTCAGCTGTACAACGTGTGGGGCTCTCCCGCCACTGAGGTTGTCGAGCTGTACGACAAGCGCTGGTCACCTGGCGGAGGCGCGACCATCTCGTCGAACCGCACTCGCTTCGGCCATTCTTCGTGGTCGTTCGACGGCACTGGCGACTACATTCAGGCGGAACCGTTCCCTGAGCACGCTTTCGGAACGGGCGACTTCACGGTCGAGGGCTGGTTCTACTCGACGTCAATTGCTGCCCAACAGACGCTGTTTGATTTTCGCCCGGCTGAATCCAACGGTGCGTATCTGCTGGTCTCGGTGAAGACGACTGGCGCAGTGATGGTGTACGTGAGTACGGCAGAACGTATCGTGTCCCCCGCGAACATGTTCTACGTCAACGCGTGGCATCACGTTGCCGTGCAGCGCAAGAGTGGTACGACGTATCTGCTCGTTGACGGCATGCTGTGTGGTTCGTGGGCCGACACTACCAACTACTTGGTTGGTTCTGTGTATGGGCTACGCGTTGGTCAATCCGCCTTCGCTGCTGCGCCTGAGAACCTTGTCGGCAACGCTGACGGCATCCGGATTACCAAGGGTGTGGCGCGACACGCCCTCCCCACTGTGCCTGGGGCCCTTGCCTACGATCTGTCCGCCTCGACGCTTCTGCGTTTCGAAGGCGCGAACAACTCCACGACCATGACCGATGAGTCGGGCAAGTCGTGGACGGCCAACGGTAACGCAAAGCTCAGCACCGCGCTGTCCAAGTTTGGTAGCAGTTCTCTGTTGCTGGACGGCAACGGTGACTATGTGAGTGCGTCCCACGCGTCCCTCGCCATGGGGACCAACGACTTTGCTGTCGAAGGCTGGTTCTACCGCACCAGCAGCGCTACGACGCAGACCTTGTTCGACTTCCGCACCGGCGGGGCTGTCAGCGCTACTGGCTGGACGCTGTACTGGTACCACACTGGCGACAACTTGGACATGTACTCGAACGTGTCCCTCTTGTCGAGCGGCCCGTCCATGCCACTGAATGCGTGGACGCACATTGCTGTTGTGCGTCGCTCTGGATACATACACCTGTTTGTCAACGGTGAGCTGAAACGGGTGTTCGCCAACTCGACGAACTTCACCGACGCCGTGTGCCGCATTGGCAGCGCCGGCGCGGATGGGTTCGTCGGCTACGTCTCCGACTTCCGCATCACTCGGTTGTTCGGCCGGTATGTCGGGGCGCACGCGCACTATGCGCGCACTCCGCATTACGACTCTAGCTTCGACAGCGTCGTCGCACTGCTTCCGTTCAACCTCCCGGCGGCGAGCACGAACATGCTCGACGTCACCGGCAAGACGTGGACTGCTGCGGGGAACGCGCAGGGTTCCGCTTCGCAGGGGCGTTTCGGCGGATACAGCTTGGTGCTTGACGGCAACGGGGACTACATCTACTCCGCGGACAACGCGGACTGGGACCTGGGCACTGGAGACTTCACTGTCGAGGGGTGGTTCTACTGGTCTGTGCTTCCGTCCAACAACGCGCACACCCTGCTCGGAAACTACGACAACGCCATCACCAACGACCGAAAGGGCTGGGCGCTTCAGTACCGCACTGATGGAAGCAACCGAATTCGGTTTGGGCACGGCGACACGGCGTTGCTAGACGCCACCGTTACGTTGTCTACGGGCACCTGGTACCACATCGCTGCTGTGCGCCGCAGCGGCGTGCTGTACATCATGCTGGATGGGTCGATTCTGGGTTCCGTCGCGGACACAACCAACATCACCGGCTCCGCAAAGACGATGCAGGTCGGCGCGCTGCACGACCAGCAGGGCGCTGGGTGGATTCAGTACTTCAACGGGTACGTAGATAGCATCCGCATCACAAAGGGCGTGGCGCGTTATCTGCAACCCGTGCTGTTTAACCTCCCTTCTTTGAGCGACTTCCCGGACCACACGTTCTCGTTGGTCACCATCGAGGGTGCAACCGTCACCGATGTAGGTTACGGCGGGCGTACGTGGACAAACCCCACGCTGAGTAATACCGTAGCTAAGTTCGGCACGTACTCCATGTACAACGCCAGCTTGACGGCAAGCGCGGGCACCACACTCGATGGGGATTTTTCGATTGATGGGTGGTTCTTTCTTACGTCGAAGACGAACTACAACGGCTTCTTCGTGTTCGGCAATGAGGCTTCCGGTCGTATCAACCTTGGTACGCGCAACTCCACCGGGATGCTGGCCTACGACATCTATGGAGGCGGCGCCGAGCCGGATCTGAGCACTACGGCTGTTCCGCTGAATGAGTGGTGCCACATTGCCTTTGTGCGGTACGCCAACGTGTTGTCGGGCTGGATAAACGGCAAGAAGATGGGCTCGACGAGCCAGAGCGGCATTCTTGGCAACGCCACCTCCTGGTACTTTTCTTCCGCGTCGCTCGCATACGCAGAGAGCTTCCGTCTCATCAAAGGGCGAGCCCTATTTGGCCCGCCCACTGCGCCGTTTCCGCTGACGAAGGGGCCGTAACATGCTCGGCTTCTTCCCCCTCGGAGCGTACGAACTCGAGAGCCCCACGCTGGCTGAGTTCAAGCAGAACGCCTACATTCTCGGGGCGGTCACCCTAGCCGGACTGGCTCTCTCCGGCGGGAAGCCGCCTTCGTACGCAGCTGAGCTCGCAGCAGAACCCACTGCTGCGTTCTCCGCTGCTTCCCCAGCGCTGCATCTGGAAAGCGCAGCGCTGTACGCGTCTCCGACGGCTCTCTCCATGCTGGCGGACGCTGCGCTGCACCGTGCTCCCACAATGCACGCGGCAGCCGATGCGGCCACTGCGAGTCAGGCTTCGCGCCTGCTTCTTCCCACACCGCGAGTGCGGGCCTCTGCGTCTGCGTCTATTGACGCTGGGGCGGTCTACACCGTTCACTTGCCGCGCGCACTGGCCGCGTCGTCAGAGGCGGAGTTCTCCGTCCCGCCCGTGTACACGGTGCAGCTGCCGCGCGCACTGGCCGCGGCCGCGGATGCCGCTACATCGGCTGACGCGAACATCAAGCCAACGCCGAACTTCGTCGCTTCGGGTGTAGTCGATCTCGCCCTGGTGGACGCGAATCTGCGCCGCTCGGCTCTGTTCGAGGCGGACGGCGTAGTCAACGTGCTGGGCAGTGGGTATCTCAACCGCGCCGCGCACATGCACAGCGACAGCAGCATGGCTGTCGCCGGCGCCGTACCGAAGATCGACCTGGAGCGCTGGCTCGCTGCTGCCGCGAGCTCCGGCACTGTCGTTTCTGGGACGCTTGGCGTACCAGCAACGATGCTTGCCTCCCCGAGCGTACTTACGAGTGCCTCGGCCAACGCCGTGCTGCTTCCTCAGTTGTTTCCCGCTCCGGAACGCTTGCACCGTGCTCAAGACTTCAGCACCCCCACCTATATCGCTCCGGAGCGGGTGTGGTACGACGTTGTCGTTTTGTCTGTGCCCACGTACGCCGGAACGGTGCCGCTGAGCGCCTCCGAGACGTATATCATTGAAAAGACTGCACAAGCAGCTCAATCGATTGTCAACGACCCCCGGCTGGCGGTCGTCTCCGAGGAACTCGTGGACAAGGTGACTGAGGATGTCTGAGCAACACTTCGATACGCCGCAGGCGAACACAGCAATGGAGAAGTTCCTCACCTTCCGGATGGATCGAGTGGAGAGGGACATTGATCGCCTTGAGCGCCTCATGGAGCAGGCCATCAGCCGCGACAGCGAGTCGCGGAATGAGCTGCACAAAGCAATGTACGACTTGACGCTCCGACAGGAAGACACGTCGAAGAAGCTGTCCGAGGTCATTGACCTGATGAAGCCGGTGATTGATGACTACCGTCAGCGCTCGTACGGCCAGTCGTACGTCAGCAAGTACTTCTCTGCGTCCCGCTACATGGCTGCGCTTACTTTGGCGGCGCTCATCCTGTTGGCGCTTCCTTTCCTTCCCGCGCTGGCCACGTACCTTGCGCGCACTGCCGGGGGTGGTTGATGGGTAAGTTCTTCGACGTTCTCGCTGCTGTTGTCCACATCGCCTGGTACGCCGTTGTCGGTGTCGCTGCGCTGGTGATCATCTTCGAGCTGGTGGTGCACCACTTCCCCGGGATGTGCCGATGAGAAACCTGACCCGCATGTTGCCCTGGGCGCTACTCGCGCTGCTGTTCTACACCGCAGCGCTCGCCACGGCCCAGCCGCAGATCCAGACGCTGCTCTGGAAGGTCGGCCACATCACCCTCGGGGCGAATATCGGCTACTGGATCGACCGCACGGCGTTCCAGGACAGGCTCAACCCCAACACCACCGACCCGATCCGCGCAATGGCGCGCGCCGTGGTCGTCGCTGCGGCCATCTTGGGCCTGTCGCTGGGGTTGTAATGGGGGAGCGGATCCTCCTGCTCCTGCTGCGCTTGTCTCCGTGGATCTTCGTCACGGTGCTGGCGTTGCTCGTAATGGTGCCGGCGTACGCGCAGGACCAGATCCCGGCGGCGGCCAAGCAGTACCGCTCCGAGCTGCAGCGCGAGGCGCAGTTCGTGTTCGGCCTGCGCGCGCCAGTGCCCATGTTCGCCGCTCAGATCGAGCAGGAGTCCAGCTGGCGTACTGGCGTGACCGCCTGGGACAACGGCCGCGGGCTGGCGCAGTTCATGGACCCCACGGCCAAGTTCATCAGCGAGACTTACCCGGAGCTCGGGCAGCCTGACCCCTACAATCCGCGATGGGCCATCCGGGCTATGGTCAGGCTGAATAAGTACAACTTCGAGCGCGTCAAAGGGCTCAACCTGTGCCACCAGTGGGCCGCCGCGTTGAAGGCATACAACGCCGGGCTTGGCTGGGTGATGAAGGCGCAGCAGCTGGCTTCGGAACCAGGTAAATGGTTCGGTCACGTAGAGGACATCAACGCCGGCCAGAGCCAGCAAAACTTCGAGTATTCAAGGCTTTACCCGAGGAAGATCTTGTACAATCGCCAAGCCAAGTATGCCCAATGGGGCGCACTCACGTGCTGAGCAGATCCGGTAGCGTCTGGCCACAGGGGCGTCGGCGACAGGGTGGGCAGGCCCTAGTTTCCTGTGGTGGCGGTGCGTAGGCGCCGCCTCTTTTTGACAACAGAGAGGTGATGACATGCCCAACGCACTTTACGACAAGGCCCGTGAGCGGTTCCTGACTGGTGCTCTGAACTGGTCGACGGACACCATCAAGGCCATCCTGGTTGACACCGGCGTCTACACGCCGAACCTGTCGGCCCACGAGTACCTGTCGGACGTGTCCGGCGGCGCGCGCATCTCGACTTCCGGTGCGCTCGCGTCGAAGACGACTACGGGCGGCGCGGCTGATGCGGCGGACGTCACGTTCTCCGCGGTGTCGGGCAACTCCATCGAAGCCATCGTTCTGTACAAGGACACCGGCGTCGAGGGCACAAGCCCGCTGATCGCGTACATCGACACCGCCACCGGTCTGCCAATCACTCCCAACGGCGGCGACATCATCGTCACTTGGGACAACGGCACGAACCGGATCTTCCGCTTGTAACGTGGCCTCGCGGGGGCGCAAGTACTCCGCGGTCTGCCCGGTATGCGAGTCCGGCTTCCTGCGTAGGAAGGACGGCACACCGCATACCTGCTCTCGCTCCTGCGCACGAGTGCTGGACGTGCGCAGGCGAGGGACGACAGCGAACTGGAAGGGCGGACGCTCCGCAGACCGACACGGGTACATCCGCGTGTGGATGCCGCACCACCCCCAGGCCGGTTCGAACGGATACATCCTGGAGCACCGAGTTGTCATGGAGGGGATGATCGGCCGCCCGCTGTACGCCCACGAGAAGGTGCACCACCGCAACGGAAACCGAGCGGATAATAGGCCGGAGAATTTGGAGCTCTGGGTGCATCGCCAGCAGCCCACCGGTGCGCGCGTTGAGGACTTGATACGCGAGATGGTTGAGCACCACCCTGAGCTCACGGCTCAGTTGCTGGCGGAGTCGCAGAACAAGGAACGGTCATGACTATCCCTACCGCACGCTACTGGCGCATCATGGTCGGCGAGCGCCCCGCGACTGGCGGCTACGACGACTCCGCATATCGTCTCGTGTCGGCGTACCTCGCTGACACCAACGGTGACAAGATCAACTTCAACACGATTTCCTTCACCGGTACTGTTTCTCCGTACGACGGTTCAGCCGCTAACGTTGGCGACACTGACGTCAACACTTCTGCGGGCTTCTCCACTGCCGTCTATACCAGCGGCGGGTATTACTTCGGCCGGATCACCCTGTCGTTCGATTACGGTTCTCCGATCACTCCGGTGAAGTTCGTTTTTCGCCACTCCAACGCTGTTGTGCACGCCCCGTGGATAAGCTCCAATCTCACTCCTGTGTCTCCGGAGCGGACGTCGGTGATGATCTGGGCTTCGGAGGACAACACCA